ATCTGATCGTATGCAACTTCCATACAGTCTACCAAATTTAGGTCTTGCAAAGCGCAGTAATTAATAAGGCACACCATGACATCACCAACAGCGTCCACAATAGCTTCCTGGTCGTTTTTAATGGTCGCATCGGCTAGTTCTCCCATCTCTGAAATGGCTTTGAGCAGCTGAACTTCTGGTGTGCTGTTGGGAATAATCTTGCGAGCTTCGGCCCACTGGATTATTTTCATTTCTACTTGTGCGTAAGACATTATTCTTCCTCCAAGAATGGGTCACCAAAGTTGGACATTATTCCAGTTTTGGTATTAAGTAAGTGGTCACCTTGTTTAACAATCATGTCCCCATTAGGGGCAACATAATTATCACCGACTTTGGTAAAAACCCGCCCATCTTCTGACAATCGAATTGAGCCAGTATCGGTATAAAACTTGCCAGAAAACTTATCAATAATTGATCTCATACTATCCTCCATACAGTCATGTTGCGACCATTAGGACCCTTGACACGGATTCCTGAGTCCTCAATTAACCCTTTGTCTACCAGTGCAGAACGCCTTGCTCTGTAGGTAGATTTATAGGTATCAAAATACTGATTCATTTCTTCATCAGTAAAGCCTTGCTTGCCACGCATAGTGGCGTATTCAAATACCATGCTTTCAAAGTTTGGCAGTGCTGGTTGGATGCTTTTGGCTGCTTCAATTGAAGTGTCTTTGGCATCTTTACGGAACAATTTAAATAAATCCATGATTAACTCCTATTAATTTGGGTGGGGGGCCTTTAACCCCCCTATCTATCAAAACGGGATATCGTCAGCCATGTCATTAAAGCCAGTTGACTTTGAACGCTCAGAAGGCTTTTCTTGTACTTCCTTGGGTGACAGTGCCAGACCCATGAACTTACCGCCCTTGCCTTCTTTAATCCATGCTGAAAGCCAATAATCTTGGCCTCCAACAACTAAGCTTCCTTTGTAGTCTGGATGTCTCTCTGACTCTTTTTTATCGTTCTTAAACAGAACACCGGTGTTGTCACGCTTTTCCATATTAAATTTCCTTCGCTTTCTTAATTGCTGAACGCACTTTACTTGGCAGCAAAGACCACAAAACAACCTTCTGGTCTGCTTCTAGGTTCTCTGCTTCCATCTTCTCAAGCCCTTGCTTTCCATCAAGGGTAATGAGTTCAATTGCCAACTCACGCAAGTAATCCATGTCTTCAGATGACATTGAATCTGCTATGCCTTGTGTTGGCGTAATAACTGGACCTGACTTATCGTCTTTGATTGGTGCTGACGAATCAAGCGCATCATGCTCAACGATTTCCATGGCTGTCACCCACAGATAACGCCTGGTATATGTTTCCACCGCACCCAAATTTTGAATGGGGTGAGCCCCTTTTAGATTGGCATCAGCCATTGGGCTTGTAATAACAATGCTTGTACCATCTTCAGTATCAATAATTGTTAAAGATGCAACATCACGGCTATATGAAATGTAACCACACAAATTAAGACCCGTAAAAATTACCTGAACTTGAGGTAAAAAATCACCCAATTCAAAATAATAGTACCCCGCAAACTTATTGTGTCCTGTTTTTTTCAGGGGGGTGTTAAGCAATTTAATTCTTGCTTCCATCAATTTTTTATGCACTGACATATTTACACCTTGTGATTGTTAAACGCATTGTCGTATTCTTCCTTAATGATTTCCAACTGAGTGTTGTCATCAAGGTCCTTAAACTCTACCCAATCCATTTCACCGCAGCAGACAAACTTTTTGCCTTTGGGTGTTACGCAATAGGGGCAGTACTGCTCGTTGGCATACTGTTCTTTGTATTCGATGATGTAGTTGTTCACGATGTCACCTTGTCGATCAATTATCTTTTTGAGTGTCAAGGCGTTCTACTTTCTTAGCCAACAACCAGTTGTCGCCAAGATATCGCACTGAGCGAATCCATTGACGCTGGTAGCTACGGATTGTTTGGGGTGGTGCATCGTAAGTCATGAAGATTTGACGAACGTGTTTAAGTGCTTCTGTTTTCATATTAACTCCTTAAATTAAAACTTTAATTTCTGCTGGGTCAGAGTGTGCATAAACTTTGATTGTTAGGTCACCATCTTTTGATCTGATAATGATTTCTCGAACAATGCCTGTGCATCCTTCTTCTACTGAACCAAATTCAATGTCAATAACATTTTTAACTTCTAATTCCATCATTTTATTAACTCCTTTAAAGAAATGATTCGAATGCCATTTGATTGACTACATCGCCATGAGAATCGGTGAGCTGTTCTAACTCTTCGTCAGTCAGTTCAGTGCCGTCCTCATAGCAACCATAGCAAAAATATGCATCGCAGAAATCAGGATAATCCCTACTATCGGCTCCATCGATTTGTAGGTCTACAACCTTCTTACCTTTAAAAATAACCATATGAACTCCTGTTAAAGAGCTTTTAATGTGCCACACACTTTCCTGAATTTACATAGGGGTTTTCCCTAATTTACGGAACTTTTTTTAAGTGTTAGGCTTATTGCATGAACATCGAACTACTTGAACAAGACTGCGCTGAAGCTTTATTGGCACACGCCTATAACTTAGCTATAACTTATAACCAACACCCTGGTGACAGAGATGCTGCCATCGTTGGCTTGATAGCGAGGGCACTCGAACTTCATCTTGAACGGCCTATCAACATTGCTGGAATGCTAAATGAAAACTGCTGACAAATTTGATCCTGCTGTGCAGTGTGAAGGTAAGCACCCTTACCCCACATTTACATCGGCAGAATCCACAATTTCTAGAAAACGAGACAATTCTTTCCAGATTTACAAGTGTCCGCACTGCCACTTTTTCCATATTGGGCATTCGACTACTAAATTTAGGAACTTGAAACGAGGACCAAAGTAGGTCATAATGGTTTGAAACACGGCTAGGTGAGGGGTAGCTATCTCACCGAAAAGGGTTCACCCTTTCCCCTGCCGAGGTTTCTTTCCAAAGGGTGTTTTAAAGTGGTGAAAATTATGCCTACACGCTATTTAAAGCCTGGTATTCGGGATTCCGAATCCATTGAAAAACTGTCGCACATTGCGGAAACTCTTTATTATCGTCTGCTTGTCACAGTGGATGATTTTGGTCGCTATGACGCTAGACCAGCCATGGTAAAGGCCGCTTGCTTTCCAATCAAAGATTCAATCAATGCCACCAAAACAGAAGGCTTACTAGATGAGCTTGCCAAGCATGGGTTGATTAAAATTTATACAGTGGCAGATAAGCCTTATTTGCAAATGAGCAAATGGGACAATGTTCCTAGAGCTAAAGAGAGTAAATATCCTACAACTCCATACGACTGTATACAGATGCATACAAGTGCATACAAGTCACATACAGATGTACCTTTAACCGAAACCGAAACCGAAACTAAAACAAAAACAGAAACTAAAACTGTTTATGCGCCTGAAGGCGTGTCACCAGAAGTTTGGGATTCTTTTGTTAAACAAAGAAAAGTTGCTCGTGCGGTTATCACTGAGACTGTGATTAAAACAATTGCTTTTGAGGCTGAAAAAGCAGGATGGACATTGGAAAAAGCTTTGGCTGAATGCGCTGCTAGAGGTTGGCGAGGCTTTAAAGCTGATTGGGTTATGGCAAAACCAAATCCTGCTGACATTGTGAAGCTCACAGTTCCACCATCAAATGAGCCAGATCTTGCGCTTGAGAAAATTAAGGCAGATGCAAAAGTTACTCGGCCTCCAAGTCTTGTTGAACTTGCTCGGATGGCTGAGTTGAGGAGAAAAGTATGAAAGTAATTCCAATCAACAGTTTTGAGGTTGAGCCTTGGTTATTGGAAAAACACTATGCCAAGCGAATGTGTCCAATTTCTTATGCTTTTGGCCTTTATGTTGATGAACATCTTGTTGGAGTTGTGACTTATGGAGTGCCAGCAAGCCCATTTTTGTGCATGGGCATTTGTGGAATTGACCACAAAGACAAAGTTTTAGAACTTAATCGTCTTTGCTTAAATGATGGCGTTAAAAATGGCGCATCTTTTTTGGTCAGCAAAAGTCTACAAATGTTGCCAAGACCAACGATTGTGGTGTCTTACGCTGATACAGCTATGGGCCATGTTGGGTACATTTACCAAGCAAGTAACTTTTTGTTTACTGGCACAACAAAAGAACGCACCGATATGGCTGGCGAAGATGGAAAGCATAGTAGGCATAGTTTTGGTATTTCTGAAATCAGAATTAACAGAAGTGCCAAGCACCGATATGTTTATTTTGTTGGTAGCAAAGCTCAGAAAAACAGTTTGCTTAAACAATTGAACTATGAAGTATTGCCATACCCCAAAGGCGATACACAACGCTATGACGCTGGAACAACTGTAAAAACTCAACAACTTTTATTTGTATGACACACAAAGATGCAATGCGAATACTGGATAAGGTTCGGGATGGTGTGCCTTATCCTGACAAAATAATCAAGATGGCTTTGGAGCTTACTGGTGACTTACAGTCGTAGAAATATTCAAGGGGAAAGCGACCGAGTTACTCTGGAAAAAGCAGAGGCTCGGGAGCTATACCGCAATTGGGAATGGTCCAAGAATCGGGAGCTTATTCGTGCCAGATTGGAGCGAGCAGAACGCATCTATGGTACTGGCGCAAGAGACAGAATCAGGTCATACATGGCCCAAATGAGAGAAGGAAAACTCGAATGACATTCATGCTTATGTACCAGGTCGAAGGCAATCCTGTTGGCAAGGGAAGACCAAAGTTTGCTCGCAGGGGCAACTTTGTTTCAACTTACACACCGACAAAAACTCGGGACTATGAGGATTTAATCAAAGATGCTGCCCGAAAAGCCATGGGAAGCAATGAACTCTTAGAAACGCCTGTAACAGTCGCAATCTACATCACAGTACCAATCCCTCAGTCATACTCAAAAAAGCGCACAGAGGCTTGTTTAAGCGGTTCTGAGAGGCCAATTAAGAAGCCAGATATCGACAATGTTGCGAAATGCTTCTTGGATGCCATGAATGAGATTGTTTACAAGGATGACACTCAGGTCCTGACTTTGCATATAGCAAAGGTATATGGCACTGTTGGCATGGTCGAAGTGATGGTCAAAGAGGATTTGGAGTAAGGGTTTATCCCTATATTTTTTTTGTAAAACATTGATAAAGTTCAGTTGTCATTAATCAACAGGAGTCAAACATGACAAACACAATAGATTTCACAGCAACAACAGGTGCTGGCGGTGTAGAAGTTAAAGTAACAATGTCTTTCGAGGCTGACAGTTACACATCATGGCACGAGAACATCGACATGGTGACATTCGAGGGCGTGGACATCATGGGCTTGCTCACTGACGAGCAGTTTGCCGAACTAGAAGCACAAGGTATCGAAGCTATTCAAGCCAAGCGTGAGTGGGAAATCGTGAATTACGAGCCATGAGCAATAAAATAGCTTACTCAATCATCTTTACATTTCTCACGGCCTTTTGGTCGTGGGTCTTCTATTTCTGGACAAATTTATGATGCC